AGGATGTTGCTCTTCTTAAACTCATGCAGAGTTTGGACTTGATTGATGAAACTAAACTGTCCAAGCTAGGTGCAAAGGACTTAGGTAACTTTGCATCTAGCATGAGTAAGGTTATTTCTAATACAACTCAAAAGGACGATAACGAAGCAAAGGTTCAAATTCATATATACGCACCTGAATTGCGGTCTGAGTCGTCCTTTAAAACTATTGAAGTTCGTGGTTCGTAGTTTGTTCATTGATTAGTCAGCACGCGAAGCGTGGCGCGCAAATGTATGAATACGTTAAGTCTGTAAAAAGAGGAAAACAATAATGTCCTTTGGAATGCAAGAGCCCATGGAAGAGGAAGCAGTTAAACCTGAGCATCACGGTTTCATGGCCGCTCATCATACTAAGATGGCTAAACTTCATCACGGCATCGGAAAAATGCATGAAATGGCCGCTGCTCATCATAGTCAAATGGCCGGTGGCTCTGAAGGGGGGGCTGAAGGTCTGGACGATGAAGGCGGAGAGACTGCTGAGTCCGAAATGCCAATGTCTTTCGGTCGTGGAGCCCGTTAAGTTTGCGCCTGTCAATCCATGCAAGACTTGCTAAATGGAAGTCTAAAACTGAGCGGCTTATTAAACCAATGTCTTTAGGAAGTCCTTTTCATGGAATTGAATCTCGACTTGATATTCTTCATGAGGACAACTTAGTCCTTCGTCGACTGTTAAAAGAGATTCTAAATGAGCTTAGGCCATCACCTGCAACGTATTTAAAGTTTACTTGGGGAATTCCTTCTCCAAGTTATGTATCACAATCGTATTCAAGAAACATATTATTCCAGGAGACCGAAATGCCAGTGACTCTTAATCCCGGCCAAACTGTTACTTTTTCAGTTTCGCCTTTGAATGCTCAAGGTGGTCCTTCGTCGGCTACACTTAGCAACCTTATTTTCACTTCTTCCGATCCGACTGTCTTTACTGTTGCATCTGACCCTAACAATGCTCTTGGTGGAATCGTCACTGCGCTTACTCCGGCTGTGACTCCTGACGCTGCTGCTCTTACGGCGACGGCCCTGGCCACTGAACCTGATGGTGTTACGACGGAATCTATTTCTGGTACTGACACTGTTACCGTAGTTACTGTTCCTCCCCCGCCTCCTCCCCCTCCTGTCGCGGCCAGCCTCGCCATCACGTGGGGAACGCCTGCGAAGAAGAAATAGTTTTCATTAGTTCTTAGAGGAGCTAATGAGTAGATGAGTGGTGGAAGTTCAGCTTGGGGACTCCACCATTTTAATAAAGGTAGGTGATGCGAAATGTGTGATTGTGGCCATTCTAATCTTCCTTGCCCTGTGCATAGTGGATCTGGCCTTATCCAGGAAGCTCCTCATAGTTGCCGTATTGAGGGCTTAAATTTAACGGCAAACTAAGGACGACGACAATGCCAATTAAACAACTTGCTCATCCCACCCATGGCACAGTTAAACTTGGACGTCGTCGTCCTCATTGGCCTGCTCGAAGACTTTCCCTGCGTGACTACTTAGCCGTTGCAAAGATGCCTGGAGTTCCTCTTACAACTGACTACAGTGCAAAAGCGCTAAACTCTTTACAGCAAATCAATATGAACGATACACTCGGTTGCTGTGTAGAAGCAGGGCAGTTTCACATTGCTAGTTTAATGACAGGCAACACAGGAGTTCCTTTTGCGCCAACTGATACTCAAGTAGTTTCTTTGTACTCTGCTGAGGGGGGCTATGTAAGCGGAGATCCTTCTACAGACAATGGAACAGACGAGCAGACTGCGTTTGCCTACTGGAAATCTAATGGACTTTTAAATGACGGAACTCATAAGATTGCAGGAGTCCTAGCAGTTGATGCAACTTCTGAGGAAGAACTTCGCTCGGCTCTTTGGCTCTTTGAAAATCTCTGCTTTGGAATTGAACTTCCTGATGCATGGATTAATCCGGTTCCTTCTGGTTCTGGTTTCGTCTGGGATTCAGTTGGTAATCCTGATCCTTCTAATGGGCATTTTGTGGTTGGCGTCGGAACTACTCTTCAAGGGATTACGTTTGATACTTGGGGAATGATTGGTACTTTGACTTACAGGGCCATTGCGCAGTACTGTGTAGCCTATGCTGGAGGTGACGTAAGCGTAGTTATTAGTACTGATTCTCTTAATAAAGCTATGAATAAAGCTCCTAATGGCCTTAACTGGAATCAGTTGATTGCGGATTTTGACGGCGCAGGTGGAACAGCTTAGTGGTCCTAGCATTCAAAATTGCAGCTAACTCTGACAGTGAATGGTCTAAACTAATTGCACGTGAATCGAATTCACCATATTCGCATGTTGAGGGTTGGTTAAGTGGCGCGCAAAATAAGGCTTTTTGTTTTTCATCAAGAGAAATTTATGGTGCAGGCTTTAAGTTTTTAGACTTAACTGATTCTTCCCTTTGGGAAATAGTTCCTATCGACTTAACTTTTGACCAAATTTCACGAACGCAAGCATTCTGTCAAGGTAGTGATGGTAAGGGATATGATGGAGTAGGTCTTATTGGTTATGCTCTTAAAGATCCCGCAATTCATGATTATAGTAAGGTTTTCTGTTCAGAGGTCTGGGCTGAAATTGCAGCAAAGTGCTGGGGAAAGATACTCCCAAGAGATCCTTGGTTAATTTCTCCTGGTGATTTATATACTTTAGTGAAGGAAAATTGGAAAGTATGATTACACTTAGTTGGTGGGAACAGTTTATCGTCACGGCAGCTCTTAGTCTGCTTTCTTTGCTCAAATCAAAGCTGACTAATGCAGTTGAACTTGCTGCTATTACGGCGGCGATTGATTTTCTCCAGCAGCTCTTAGCTGGACAGCTGGGTAAGCCGTAAAAGGTCAAGCAGTGCCCGACGTAGTCTGGAAACCACATCCTCGACAAGCTGCATTCCTGAGCCTCCCAGATACTTTCTTTGAGGCCCTTTACGGAGGCGCGGCTGGTGGTGGAAAATCTGAGGCGCTGCTCAATTTACCGATTGTTCGTGGATTTTACAGCCATCCAAGATTTAAGGGCATTCTCTTTCGTCGTACTTATCCTGAACTTGAAGCTGAACTAATTAATCGCTCTGAAAATCAAGGTATTTATTCTGGCGTTGGTGGTCGGTATAATAAAGAAAAGCGGCGTTGGGTCTTTCCTTCTGGATCAATTATTCAGTTTGGTCATTTAGAATATGACTCTGATGTTAGAAAGTATGACTCAGCTGAGTATTCTTATATTGCCTTTGATGAATTAACTTCCTTTACAGAATACATGTACACTTACATGTTTTCTCGTTGTCGTTCAGCATCAAAAAATCTTCCTGCAATTGTTCGCTCTGGAACGAATCCTGGTGGAATTGGTCACGGTTGGGTCCGTGCACGTTTCGTTGAGCCTGCTCCTTATGGAACTCGTATTAGAGCAATGTTCCCTAATGGTTCTTTCTTAGATCGTATTTTCATTCAGTCAAAAGCAACTGATAATCCTTACCTTCTGGACAATTCTCCAAACTACCTAACAACTCTGCAAGGAATGGCAGAGAAGGATCGGCGCGCAAAACTCGACGGTGATTGGTATACTTTCTCAGGTCAGGTCTTTGATGATTATCGAGAAGAAAACTTTCCGGGCGAACCGGCTAATGCAGTTCATGTAATTGATGATTTTACTATCCCTCAATGGTGGCCTAAGTTTAACTCAACCGACTGGGGATTCACTGCAATGACTTATTCCCTTTGGGGAGCATTATCTCCAGAGGGTCGCCTTTACTTGTACAGAGAATATTCTCGCAAAGGTGCAAAAATCAGTGAGTGGGCAACTGATATTGGTAAACTTTCGGACGGAGAAACTTATACTGATGCAGTAATGTGTCGATCTGCTTGGCAGGATCGCGGTGAGGACATGCTCATTGCTGATAAATTTGCCAAGTATTCAGGCATTCGTCCACGTCTTGCTGATAATAATCGAATTTCTGGTAAACTTTGTTTACAGGAGCTTTTCCGTTGGAAACCTAAGCCTGTAAGGAAGACTGCTCCGTCAGAAACTTACAGTAATGAACAAGCTGCAATAATCCTTAGAACAAAAGGAATGGACGCGTATAAGAATTACGTTATTTCTTTTGAGCCTGAAGAACCTGAATTAAATCTTCCTAAGCTTCAGATTTTCCGTTCCTTGCCAATATTACGCAAAGCTATTCCACTTTGCGTCTATGATGAAGATCATAAAGAAGACGTCGCTGAGTTCGATGGTGATGATCCTTATGATACGGCTAGATATTTAGGAATGGCTGTTGATCGTTATAACTTTGGTCGCTTACAAGGTAAATCAGATCATCTTCAGAAACTTGCAGGTGTTATTACTGACTTGGAAAAGAATGGCGATTATACATCGTTCTACAGGAAACTCGAAGCTCTTGAACGTAAGGCTCCTAGGCCAACAAGGGGAATAAGGAGAATGCATCATGCTTCTCGCTAGTATTATGTTCTTTCTTTTTATCCTTTTAATGATTTTTGTTTTTGTGGGGGCTTGGGTAATTAAAAAAGACTGGCTTATTAATTTCCCAGAAGATTAAATGAAGCAGTTCTTAATTAAACTACTCGGCGGATATACCCAAGCAGAATTTGAGGCTGCTGGAATTAAAGCCGACGCGCGCGCTGAAGCCTTTGATGAACAGATTCAGTCTTGGCATGAACTTTTGGACAGTCGTGAAAAGGAAGTACGACGGCTAACTGATCTTTTCCTTACAAAGTCTGGTTATTTAGTCGGTTTGTCTACTGAACCTAAAAAAGACTCTCATCCTATTCCCTTGAACAATCGAGTTCCTTGGCCAGTGAAGCAAAAAGAGCTTGAAAAGGCTGATGGAGAACGTCATGCAGCAGAGCTTAAAAAGCGATTCGAGCAAAGACAAGCAACTGAACAGATGCAAGATGGAACTTCAGCAGATGCAGGAATTCAACGTGACCTCGCTGAGCTTGCCTGATCGTTTATTCTTTGGCGTAGGTGAGGTTGATTGGGAAGTTGAAATGGAGTTAATTCTTGCCAATTAGGTCAGGAAAACAATTCAGGCTAATGGAAGCAGCTGCTCATGGAGGCCTTCGAGGAACTGGCCCTTCAGCTTCAGTAGCGCAAGACTTTCTAAGCAAGACTCCTGAAAAGACCAAATCTTCATTCGCAAAGGAAAAGCGTTTCACTTCTGCAATGAGGAAAGTAAAGTCAAGGTAACTGGTTTCAATAGTTTTTCCATCTTAAAAACTAAAGGACAATATGGCTCAGAATCTAACTCAATACAATCCAGCACCTTCAGGTGTAACAGCTACTTACTTCGGTTCAGTAACTAACGGAACTACGACTCGTTATTATTGGATTCAGGCTATTTATCAAGGTGGAAAGTCTCTTCTTTCTCAAGCTCCTGCTCTTGCATCAACTCCTGCAAGTCTAGACACGAATAATCGAGTTTTAGTTGAGTGGTATCCTTCAGCTCTTGCGATTGGTTATAACATTTATTATACTACAACCTCTACTCCTCCGACTGGAGCTGCTCTTGCAACGACTTTCCTAGCATCTGTCACTGCACCTAATTTTACTGACAAAGGAATTTCGAATAGCCCGGCAGCTGGATTTGTAGTCTTTGATGGCTTTCGTGTTGCGCGTGCGAGGTATGAATTTGACATTGATGGTGATCCTCTTGCTCCCGGTTTGATCACCCTTGCGAATTCGGATACAATTCCGAACGGTGCAATTATTGTCGGAGCTACTCTTTACACAAGTACTGCTTTTGCTGGTGCGACTAACGTTGGCGTTGGAACATCTGCTGGATCTTCGGCGACGTCTATTAAAGCTAGTACTGCCATTGCTTCTCTTACCGGAGCAGTTAATGGCTCTGTGACTTTTGCTGCTCCTGTACATATGACGGCTGCGGGAACTGTAACTATTACTTCAACTGTTGCAGCTTTGACGGCTGGAGTTATGGATATTCTCATTTACTACGTAATGGGAATTAATCCGTAAAGGTCCTGTAACATGGTGGGTCACTGATGCTGTGAGTTAGTGTGGGGTCTTGGTTTTTCTGCCAAACACAAGGCCCCAACTAAATTTTGGTTTTAATTTTTAAGTTTTTGCTAGTGTCGAGGTCACATGGTAACTTTCGATACATCTCGTGGCTAGGGGACAATTAGCTGCTATAGCAATATAGCTATGTGACACTGTAACGAAGACCATAGCAAATAAAATAATGACATACGGTCCAAATAACGAAAAGCTACCTGATGAACTTCAGAGGGCTCTTCTTGACATTGTTCATAAACAAGAGGAACAGGACGCCTACATCAGGAAACAGCAGATTCGCCTTTGGAAGAAGTATGACCGTTTTTGGCATGGTGTTCAGTATATTTGGTGGTCTGAAACACAACAAGATTGGCTTTCTCCTCTTGATACCAGGTGGGATAATTCAGATTCGTCAAATCGCGAAGGTGCAGAAGGGCCGTTTTATGATTATGTTGTTAATATTTATAAAGCGCACGGGGAAAGTATTATTGCGGCGTTAGCTGCTCAAATTCCTACGGTTAGGTTTCCTCCTGATGATGCTGATAATGAAGATGATTTAGTCACTTCTAAAGTTTACGCTAAGATTGCAGACTTGATTCAGCGGCATAATCAGTCTAAAATGGTCCTTCTTGCTGCATTGCTTGCCCTTTGGAATCAGGGCTTAGTTGCAGCATATCATGCTCCTAGAGCAGATAAAGCATTTGGAAATGTAAAGATACCTACTTATGGCAAAAGTTGTGCATCTTGTGGCTACACTCCAACTTCTGACGGTGAAGAAACTTGTCCGAATTGCCCCCCAATGGCTGATCCCGAGAATCCTGAAGCTGAGCCGATGGCTTCTCCGTTGCAAGTGAATATTACCGGATTCTCAGAAGCTCCTAAATCTCGTGTTCTTATTGACCTTTACGGTCCGTTATTCGTTCGAGTCCCTTACTTCGCAAAAGCGCAAAAAGACTTTGAGTATCTTCATTTAACTGTTGATCAGCCTCTTGCATTGCTGAAGAGTTTGTATCCTCAAGTTGCTGATAAAATTGATAATACTAATGCAACAGCTGATACTTATGAAAGAGTCGCTCGTAGTCCTTCATCCTTTGCCTTTTCAATAAATGATGACACTTATCTAGGAACTCTAAAACGAGTCTGGATGCGTCCTTGGGCTTTTGAAGAACTATCTGATGCATACGAAGCCGAGAAAGCTCAACTTTATAAATTATTCCCAGATGGCTGTTATTGCGCCTTCGTAGGCGATGTCTATGTTGAAAGTCGCAATGAAGACTTAGATAAATACTGGACTATTGGCAAAGCAGGTTTGTCTACTTACATTCATTCTGATCCCATAGGTCAATCTTTAATTCCTGAGCAGGAAATGAAGAATGTAATGGTTAACTTGACCTTAGAAACTATTGAACAGGGAATTTCAACTGTTTATGCAGACACTGAAGTAATTGACTTCGAAGACTATTCTAGGCATGAGATTCGCCCTGGAATGCTTTATCCAGTTAAAGCTAAACCGGGTCAGCGTATCGGAGACTCCTTCTACGAAGGTCCTAAAGCAACACTCTCAAAGGACGTAACTGAATTTGAGCAGCAAATTGGTAGTGATGCTCAATTTGTTGTAGGCTCTTTTCCGTCAATTTATGGTGGTCCTTCTGAGGCAAGCTCTCGAACAGCTTCAGAATATAATATGAGCCGGCAAATGGCTCTTCAGCGTTTGTCGATAACTTGGACTTTCCTGACTCACTGGTGGGCCAAGTTGATGGATAAATGCGTTAGACTTTACGTTGAAAATGTAGTTTCTGATGAACGCTACGTTACAATGGAAAAGAATAACTATGTCAATGTCTGGATTCGTCAGTCTGAATTGCGGGGCAAAGTTGGTGAAGTTGAGCCTGAAGGAGCTGAGACTTTTCCAACATCGACGGCTCAAAAGCAAGCTTTGCTAATGCAATTAATGCAACTGAATAATGCGTTTGTGAATTCTGCTCTGTTTGATCCTGAAAATCGGAAAATTATTGCTGATGCATTAGCATTCCCTGAACTCCATATCCCTGATGAAGATCAGAGAATCAAGCAAATGCGTGAAATTCAGGTTATGTTAGGTACTGGCGATAATCCAGGGCAGTTTGTACCTATTGAACCTGAAGTTGATGACGATGCAACGCATATTTCAGCGGCAAAAGACTGGGCTGTTTCTGAGGGTGGCTTAGACTCTAAGGTTACGAATCCTGAGGGATATGCATTTGTCATTCAGCATATTGTAATGCATCAAAATAATCTTGCAGCTCAGCAACCTCCACCTATGCCAGGTCAGGCACCAGGTCAGAAAGGTCCTCCTCAACAGATTCATCCTCCAGCGCCTCAAGTGGCTCCTGGAATTGCAGCTAATACTGGAGCTTCAGGTTCTTAATATGTTCAGATCATTCAATCTTACTTTGCCTTCTGGAACTA